TAGGCCTCGTAAGTACCCTATTCACAAGACCGTTCATTGGGGCGGAGTCAGGAAGGTACAGGAAATCACCCAGAGATTGGCTGCCTTGGGCCTTACAGTCGAGGATATAGCCGACATCTTCGGTATTACCCGAAGGCGTCTTAATCAAGTCAAGGCCGCCACGCCCCAAATGCAGGAGGCATTTGCACAGGGCAAGGAAAACCTGCACGATATGCTGGTTGCTCAAATGGTTTTGGCTGCAACGGGCTATGATTACGAAGACAAGAACATCAAAGAAGACGCCAAGGGCAATGTAAAAGAAATAAGCATTTTCAAAAAGCACCAGCCTCCCAACGCACAGCTTTTTATGTTCCTTTTCACCAACCAGTTTGCGAAAGGCACTGAAAGATGGCCTGAAGGCTGGAAAATCAAAAGAGTAATTGACGACAACCAAAACGTAAGCATTAACATAAATGCAAAAATTGATACAGCACAAATCCGTAGACTCGCCGGCAGACTTTTTGACCCTGATTCCAACGAACATCCAAGAAAATCTATTGTGGCGTCAGAAGTTGTGCGAGGCGATAGTTCAGGACGAGGGGTTCAAGACAGTATTCCTGCAAATGTGTCTTGCGAAGCCGCAGATATGGTTCAAGAGCCTGCTCTGGATAATGAATCCAAGAGCCAAAGCAGGCTATAGAAATCTGCCATTTATTACAAGGCCGTGCCAGGACAAGGCAATTGACGCAATTAAGGATGCTATAGAAGGCGGACACGACCTTCTCATCAATAAGAGTCGTGACGAGGGTGCGACCTTTTTGGTGCTGGGGATGTTCCTGTTGTACTTTGTTTTGGTAGAGGAGTCCTTGTTCCTTTGCGGGTCTCGTATAGAAGACCTTGTAGACAAGCTGGGCAACCAGAAGGCGCTCTTTTACAAATTGGATTATATGTTCAAAAAATTGCCGCTGTGCATAAGGCCGCCGGTGGAAAGAACCCATCTGCACCTGGCGAATCTGATGCTCAACTCCGCAATTGACGGCGAGTCCACTAACGAGAACTTCGGCGCAGGCGACAGGCGGCTGGCGGTAATGCTGGACGAGTTCGGTCGTGTCCAGCACAAAATCGCACAGGGCATAAGGGAAAGCCTTTCGGATACTACCGACTGTGTGATATACAACTCTACGCACTGGTACGGCCAGGGTCATCCGTTTAACAGACTTTTGCGCTCCGGTAAGATTGAGGTCTTCACGCTGCCTTGGGAAAAGAATCCCATTAAGAACAAAGGCATTTACCGCTCGCCGGAAATAAACATCATCGAGATAAAGGACATTGACTATTACAGAACCAAATACCCAGGCTGCTTTGAGAAAATCAAGGCGTTTCAGCCGTTCGTCTTGAGCGAGCTGGAAAAGGAGCTTCTTACCCATCCCGCCGCCCACGACTTGACTTTCGTGGCCGACGGCGGCGAAAGTAATAACAGCCGTTGGCGAAGTGTCTGGTATGATGCGCAATGCAAAAGGCGTGACAAGCGTGACATTGCCCAGAACATTGACCGTGACCCCGTAGGTGCGGGCGATGCGTTCTTCGACAATTCCGTTCTGGACAGAATCAGAACAGATACCATAAAACCACCGAAGTACAAAGGCGAAGTCCAGTTCAAGCTCGACGAATACGGCAAGATAAAACAAACCGATTTCGTGAGCGATGCGGGTCGCAGGCGGCTGAAATGGTGGGGGCCGCTTATGCTCGATGCTCAAAAGAAGCTGCGGCCCAATCAGGCGCATAACTATATCGTGGCCTGTGATGTTTCTCTGGGTGTGGGACAATCTAATTCAACGGCGGGCATTTACGATGTCAATACCAATGATGAGGTTGGTATGTTTGCCTGCCCGAACAGTCCGCCGGAATCCTTCGCCGACCAGACAATAGCGATATGTAAATGGGTGGGCGGCGCCTCGAGAAAGGCATTTCTAATCTGGGAAGCCAACGGGCCAGGCGGCTCATTTGAGAAGAGGGTTCGCTGGCACGGTTACAGTTTCGTCTATACGCAGGCGGACGAGAGGATTTCCTATCGCCCGAAATCAAGGCGCAACGGCTGGTACAGCAATAGGGAGACCAAATATGATGCCCTTTTAGAGCTTCGCATCGCTCTTAACGAAGGCCTGAAAACAAAACCACAGCATAAGGCGTTAAAGATTTATGATTTGGACGGCCTCAAAGAATTGCAGGACTATATCTTCTATGAGAATGGGGACATAGGCCCGTCGGAGGCCATTGAAGAGAACGCCGGTGCAAAGTCGGCCCACGGGGACAGGGTTGTTTCCAAGGCGCTTTATGTGGTCGCCCTCTCCGAGCAGCCGAAGGCCGCTGCCAGAGAACAGGCCAAAATGGCAGTAGACTCCTTTGCCTGGCGCAGGTACAGGCATTTAGAAAACAAAAAAAAGAAAAGAGACCTCTGGCACGAATAGATAAAGGAGACAGAAGGATTTATGACAAATTCAGAACTAAATGAGATTCTATGGCAAGGTTGTCCGAAATGCGGGACTAATTCGGAAATTAACCAGCAGCAACATCTGATACATTGGGAGAAGGTTAGAGATGTGCTGGTAATCATTTGTGCTCACTGCGGCTATCCAATTAGAGCGATTGACCCTATTAAAAAAGAAAAAGAGTAATTTGCGACGGCATAATTGAGGGGGATTTTTAATGCCGGAAAAAAACTTCGTAGAGCAATTGCAACGAGGGATACAGACCTGTTATAGGCTGACGAAGCCGATGCGCAAGAAGCGCAAAAAGATATTTGACGAATATGCAGCGGGATATTTCGGCGAATCGGCCCAACAGGTCAAAAAACCCCTGAATATGGTCTGGCGGGATATGTCGGTAATTGTGCCGCTTATCGTTTCGCAGAACCCGAAGGTGATGGTAAGGGCGAGAATCCTTCCGCTGAAACCGTTTGCAGAGACCTTGAGATTGACGCTGAACCACGTTATCGGGGAGATAAATCTCCGACAGACTTTGAGAATGGTCGTTATCAATTCGATGATGTACTTTGGTGTTACAAAGACAGGCATAGCCGAAGGCGGCCTGCAAGTCGAAGATGCTTTCGGCTATTTGCACGATGCGGGGCAATTGTATTGCGATAATATAGATGGGGACGATTATGTCTGGGATGTGGCCGGAAGAGTGCGAGAGGAATTTGATTTCGAGGGCAACAGGTACAGGGTTCCGCTCGATTATATCATCGAGTCCGGACTGTACAAAAACTACGACAAGCTCTCGCCCAAATATACGGGCTACGGCGAAGATGGCGGCAAGAGGCCGGAGCGCACCGCCAAAGAGACGCTTCGCAATTTCGAGATAAGCGAGATTCGGCCTTATGTAGAGCTATATGATTTGTGGATTCCTTCCGACAATATCGTAATGACCATTCCGTCCGAAGGCCAGGGTAACGAGCCACTGCGAATAATCGAATGGAATGGGCCGGAAGGCGGGCCTTACGACTTTCTTTCTTATCACGAGTTTCCAGAATCCATTGTGCCCATACCGCCTATTTATTCGAGGCTGGACTTGCACCAATATATCAATACCCTCGCCCGCAAGATGGGCAGGCAGGCCGATAGGGAAAAGACTATTCTTGTCTACGATGGTGCGGCGGATGAAGATGCCAAGAGAGCTATTCAGGCCACCGACGGCGAATCTATACGGGTCGATAATATCGACAGGGTAAAGGAAATTAAATTCGGCGGTATAAACGAGGCGGCCTATCCGTATATGTTCTGGCTCAAGCAGATGTGGAGCGAGCAGGCGAACAATGCGGATTTAATCGGCGGCATCAGGCCGCAGGCCGAGACTTTGGGCCAGGAACAGATGCTTCAGGCCAACGCTACAATAGGCATACAGGATATGATTTGGCAGGTGCATCACTTTACCGCTTCTATTTTGCGAAAAATGGCGTGGTATATCTGGTCTGACCCGCTGATTGATATAACCGTCAGCAAGCGCATCGGCGCAGGAATGAATCTTGACGTTGTTTACAATGAGGAGGCGAGAGAGGGCGACTTTCTTGACTATGAATTTGATATTGAGCCGTACAGTATGCAGCGAATGAATCCGGCTATGAGAAGGCAGGCCATTATGGAGCTTATCAACGGCATTGTCATTCCCACAGCGCAACTGGCGGCAATGCAAGGCGACATATTGCAGGTTGCCCCGCTGGTTAAGGCGGTCGCCAGAGACCTTGACCTTACCGAAGCTGAAGTGGACGAATGGTATAAGAGTTCCAGCGAGCCTATAAATACCCAGATGGGGCCTTATCAGCCACTTCAAGGTTTTGCTGTCCCTAAATCCGGCCAACCAAGCGACCAGCGAGGAGCTACTATGGCAAGTAAATCCGCCAATATGAGACAGCAGCAGACAAGGGCGGGCGGAAAAAGCAGTCCGCCACAAGAGTAAAGGAGACAGAAAATGGAAGAACAATTATATGCACTTGAAGAAAGCGAACCAACGCATTTTACTTGGCTTGTTTGTCCCTGCAAATTTGTTGGCGAGATTTATTCGTATATAAAAGTTCAGAAGGATGATTCGATAAAAAATTTGCGCATTTGGCAGGAAATGATAAACGGCAAAGCAGGTCTCATATTTTCATCTCAAGAACAATACGATGAAATGCGCAAGAAAAGATTGGAATAAAGGAAACAGAATGACGGTAGCAGAATTAAAAAAACGCCTGCAAAAAGCGCCGGATGATATTGAAGTAATAATTGAAGCGGATAAAGGGCGAAAATTTCATATTTTGACCGCCAAAAAACGTAATATCAGTGCCGGACATCGTTTTGATGTTGTATTCTGGATTGCAACGGGAAAACTAAAGGAAACAGAAAATGGATAGAAGAAGATTTTTACAAGCATTAGGCATTGGTGTAGTCGGGGCGACAACCACTAAATTACAAGGTATAGAAAAGAAAAAGTCTGTGAAAGTCAAATGGCAATGTCCTATATGCAGGAAAACAGTAGAGGAAACAGTTTTTTCAGAAAAGGGTTATTACTTACTTATCGACCATTATTGCGATTCTGATTATGCGCTTATGGAAGGTATTTTTCAAATATAGGAAACAGAAAAATGAGTGGAATAAACAAAGAACAGTTAATGGACATTCTAAAAACCTCAAATGAAGTTTGCCCCAACTTTGGCACTATGACAGCTCTTGGTATTGCCGAATTTGATAGAGAAATGGGCGGCGATGGCAAATATTTTGAAAAAATAGCAAAAGAACTAAAGGAAACAGAATGACAAAGAATGAAGCCATTAGCAAAATTATAAATCTCGTCCGAACCAAGCCGAAAATGGTCGGACTAAAAATAATTTATAAAGAGTTCAAAGTGCCCAAGGAAAAACGTCAGGAATGGCGAGATTTCTGGGACGAAGTACGGGGGGAATTAAATGCCAGGCAAAGGATGCAAGGGCAGGAAACACACGCCGATAGTGAGCAAAAAGCAACAGGGATTATTCGGAGTGGAGTATGCTCGGAGGAAGGCGGGCAAAAAATCTCGAATGAAGGGCATAACAAAGGCCGAATTACGAAGCCACTTGAAGGAGAGCAAGGGCAAAGACTTGCCAAAAAAGTCTTCACGCCAACGGGCCAAAGCAAAAGTTAAGGCGTGGTGGAAGAAGAAGAGGGGGGCGTAGTAGATGGCGGCAGAATGCAAGGTTACAACGAACATAACCCTAACGGGGCTTGGTTCGGAGAACCAGCTTAAAAACACTTTCAATACGAACACGACACCGGCAGA